AATGATTGGCAAGATGTTTGAATTGGCAGCAACTGGTGATCTTGTTAGAGGTCGAGCGGCAATTCAGCGTGCCTTTGGTGTAATGTCAAAGGGAGTACCAAAAGAAGAGCCACAGCCAACAAATGAAGCATGTGGCGAGCCAATGATGCATGGCGGCATTGATGACGATGGTCACGAAGTACAAATGGCGATGTCTGATCTCCACAAGCTTGAAAAGTACGCTCCAGAAGTGTCCCAGCTTGCATCACAATACTCTGACCTACCCGGATGGGTTCAATCAAAAATTACTCTTGCTGCCGACTACTTAGGTAAAGTCTACCACTATTTAGATGGCAAGCAACACAAAGGAATGGAATAATGGCTACAGTTTACGAAATCGTTCAGGGCTTATCACAAGCCGCAGCAAACGCCTACGACGGCGCAATGACCGAAGATGGCGAGCCCATCAAGGCAGGTCTAAAGAGAGAAGAGGGTGATCCCCTTATAGATAAGCGGGTGATGGACGGCTTCAATGTTAAGTTCCACGGCAACATGATGAGACTATCTTACATGTCCGAGGTCACTCTCAAAGAAGTTTACGCTAATGGCTTTGAGTCTGATGTCGAATCACAGATGGCTGAGATTGTTAAGTTTCTCAAGAAAGAAGCCCGCAAGATTACAGGCTCTACTATCAAACTCACCAAAGAAGGTGAGATCGACATTCGTGTTGAGAACTCCTCAAGAGTACGCTCTTGGGTTACAGCCGTTATGGAATACAAGGTCGGTGGTATGGAAGAAGTCGCAGTCGTTGGCGAAGCCACCGAAGATAAGCTTGCTGCTGGCTGGGAAGCCTTTATGTCGCAGGGCGGTCTCGGTAAACGTGCCCCTAACGATAAGAGACCAGCAAGTTCCGGCAAGAAAGAATAAAGAAAGATGAATGCCGAGATTAACGAAACAACAAATACTTAAAGAAGTCGTTAAGTGTGGTAAAGATCCTTCTTACTTCCTGAAAAACTATGCCCGCATCTCTCACCCGATGCACGGGCTTATGTTGTTTAAAACCTATGATTATCAGGATGTCCTACTAAACGACTTTAACGACTACCGCTTCAACATCATCAACAAGGGTCGTCAGCTAGGTATCTCAACGATTACCGCTGGCTACATTGTTTGGATGATGCTGTTTCACCGCGACAAAGCCATCCTTGTTATGGCTACCAAGTTTGAAACCGCAGGTAACTTGGTTCGCAAAGTCAAAAACATTATGAAGAACCTTCCTGACTGGATCAGGATTGCAAGCATTACGACAGACAACCGCACGTCTTTTGAGTTGTCTAATGGTTCTTCCATAAAAGCTGCCTCTACTTCTGGCGACGCTGGTCGTTCCGAGGCTCTATCCCTGCTTGTTCTAGATGAGGCTGCACACATCGAGGGTCTAGAAGATCTATGGACTGGTCTTTACCCGACACTATCAACTGGTGGTCGCTGCATTGCAATCTCCACGCCAAATGGTGTTGGTAACTGGTTTCATAAAACTTGCGTAGGTGCCGAGAGCAACGACAATAATTTTAATCTCACGACGCTTATGTGGGATGTTCATCCCGAGAGAGATGAAGAGTGGTTCAAGAAAGAAACAAAGAACATGTCCAGAAGACAGATTGCACAGGAGTTAGAGTGCAACTTCAATACCTCTGGTGAGACTGTTATTGATCCTGCCGGGATTGAGTGGATGATGTCTTTGGTCAAAGAGCCAAAGCATAGGACCGGCTTTGATAGAAACTTCTGGATTTGGGAAGAGCACGATCCTAGCTGTAATTATCTTATCGCTGCTGATGTTGCGCGAGGCGACGGCGCTGATAGTTCCACATTTCACATTCTGAAACTGGAAACGATGGAGATCATCGGAGAGTATCAAGGCAAACCAACACCCGACCTCTACGCTAATATGCTTAATCAAGTCGGTCGAGAATTTGGAAACGCTATGATGGTCGTGGAAAATAACTCTATCGGCTATACAGTAATAGACAAACTCATAGAGTATGCTTATCCCAATCTATACTGGTCTGTTAAATCTACACACGAATACATCGACCAGCATCTCGGCGAGCAACGCAATGGAGCTATTGCTGGGTTTTCAACTACAAGCAAGACTAGACCACTGATCGTAGCTAAGCTAGAAGAGTTTATAAGAAACAAACTAATTAAAACGTATTCTTCACGTTTGGCAAATGAATTTAGAACATTTATTTGGAATAACGGGAAGCCACAAGCTATGAGAGGTTATAACGATGACTTGGTGATGGCTCTTGCAATTTGTTGCTGGGTTAGAGACACAGCAATACAATCAAGTTCCCGAGATCTAAATTACCAAAAAGCTTTTGTTGATGCTATAATGACTTCCAGAACTACCTTGAATACTCAAATAAGAGGACAAATAGGCTACACAGGCGAAGACACAACTAGTAAAATGAACGAAGCAAAAAATCTATATTCCCAGTATATGTGGATAATAAAGTGAGAAATTAAATGGCACCTAAAAACCCCAAACAAGGCAAGAACCCTGCAAACAGAGACTCTCAATTATTTCGGTCTCTTACTAGATTGTTCTCTGGACCTATTGTAAGTTATCGCTCCGAGTCTGGTCGAAAGATTCGCAGGCAGCATCTTGATAAGTATTCTACAAGATTTAAGTCTGCATCAGGGCAGCAGTTCAAGAAGCAGTCCTACAACCCTCTAGATACGATCGCAGCTAACGCCATTGCAAACCAGAGGCGCTCAGAGCGTTACATAGATTTTGATCAGATGGAGTACATGCCAGAACTAGCTTCTGCTCTCGACATCTACGCAGATGAGATGACTACATTCTCTGCGCTATCTCCGATGCTGAATATCAGATGTCGTAATGATGAAATAAAAGCTGTCCTCAATATTCTTTACCATAATGTAATGAACATCGAACACAACCTTTTTGGTTGGTGTCGCACAATGTGTAAGTATGGTGATTTTATCATGTATTTGGATATTGATGATGAGATGGGGATTAAATCTTCTATTGCCCTTCCATTGCAAGAGGTTGAAAGATTAGAAGGGCTTGATGCAACAAACCCTAATTATGTTCAATACCAGTGGAACTCAGGTGGGATGACTTTTGAAAACTGGCAGATAGCTCATTTCCGCATTCTTGGTAATGACAAATACTCACCATACGGAACTTCTGTGCTAGAGCCTGCCCGCCGCATTTGGCGTCAGCTTACTCTTATGGAAGATGCAATGATGGCTTACCGCATCGTTCGTTCTTCAGAGCGGAAGGTATTTAAGATTGATGTCGGTGCTATTCCTCCACAAGAGGTTGAGCAGTATATGCAGAAGATCGTATCTCAGTTGAAGAGACATACGATTGTTGATAAAGATACGGGTCGTATTGATTTACGCTATAACCCACTCTCCATCGAAGAAGATTATTACATTCCTATTCGTGCTGGCTCTGCGACTGATATTCAGTCTATTGCTGGTGGACAGAACACAACTGCGATTGATGATGTTAAGTATCTTCGCGATAAGTTGTTCTCCGCTATCAAGATTCCACAGGCATACCTTACCATGGGTGAAGGCGCACAGGAAGATAAGACCACACTCGCCACAAAGGACATTCGTTTCGCACGAACTATCCAGCGCCTACAGCGCTCTGTTCTCCATGAGCTAGAAAAAGTTGGAATTATCCACCTTTACACTCTTGGCTACAGAGGAGAGGATCTCTTAAACTTCAAGCTTGCCCTAAACAACCCAAGCAAGATTGCAGAGTTACAGGAATTAGAGCATTGGAAGAGCAAGTTTGACATTGCTGCTTCTGCTACCGAAGGTTATTTCTCTCGTCGGTGGGTTGCTGATAACATTTTTGGAATGTCTCACGAAGAATTCCTCCGCAATCAGCGCGAGATGTTTTACGATCGCAAGCACGATACTGCCCTTGAAGGTGTCGCTGAGGCGGCTGCCGGCGGCGGTGGAGGCGAAGGAGGTGGAGGTCTCGACCTCGGCGGCGGGGACGAAGGTGGCTTAGACCTTGGCGGCGATGAGGGTGGTGGAGAACTTGACCTTGGTGGAGACGAAGGCGGTGATGAGGGCGGCGGCGAGGAAAG